GCAGAAGTTCCTCATACTGCATAGCAAGTTTTTTCTCTTCTTCCCGGGATAGAGTACATGTATCCTCCTCTACAACGTCGCTCTTCCGCCATTCCCAAGTCCAATCGTCAATATCGATCTCGTCCTCGTCCTCGTCCCCTTCATACCAATCGAGTAATATATTCTTTGCGCTTGTCCATTTGAGGTTGCCCTCTTCATCCCAGTCATCATAGTGGAAGGTGCAAGGATATTCTTTTGTGTAACCCGTCCAACGATTGACAAAAGTAATGTAGGCGTCCATCTTTATCTCCTGTTATGTCCCAACCATGAAGAGACTATACCTGTTCCTCGCAAGGCTGTCAAGGCATAGTCCAGTTCGCCCAAGGATCTGGATATCCATTCTCCCAAAGGATTACAGCCTCATCCTTGACCAACTTACCCATCTCTTCAAGGGGGAAATCGGGCGTAATATCTTCACGATGTCCGACGATCCTTCCATCGTCGCCGTGGAGAACCTTGCTAATGCGTTCTAGATAATCGTATGCATCATCATAACCTCCATCAATATAAAGCGTCACTTTTACTTCTGTTAGTCCCTTAGACATTTGTTTATCTCCATAAAAAAGGGAGCTGTTGCCAGCTCCCAAGTTGTATACGTACCTTACAGGATGATGTCCCTCTTGTCAAGAGGTATCGCTATCGTTTGATTCGTACAATAATATTTCCTACATATGGGCGGAATCGCTTATTGGGATGGAGTCCCTGCCCTAATCCATCTTCATTCCCATAGAGGGCGATATTGCTATCCCCATTCGATGGCATCGTATACAGGCATCCGATATATCCTCCAACACCCATTTGCATACGGCGTAGATTTGCGTCACCCTCCGCTTCAAGGGGAGTGCATGTCCAGCTATCAATAATATTTCCTTCTGTATTGTACAGGGTATACGCCATTTGTACACGCTTGCTGCCATGCTTCCTAAGACTATTTGCCATGTATTTCTCCTCTGCTGGGATGATGTTTCCCAACCACAGAGAGCAGTATGCCACAGATGGCTCCGCCTGTCAAGAGAGGAACTCGTCCATGCAACGTTGCATTCGCGCCATACACCAAGCCTTATCATTTTCGTCAACTGGCAGTTTCTTTGCCATACGTTTTCGGATATAAGTTTCTTTTGCTTCGTTATATTTTTCACTACGCCTATCATATGTTTTATAAATGGGTGTCGCCATATTAGTTCTCCTCCACAAGAACGTCGTATCTATGGGCACGATCTGTATCAATCTCATGGGTATCCTTCCAGCCCACATTATCCCAGTCCCTCTGGGACATATCATAATATTTTTCGTATGCCTCCTCCTCATTCTTTGCATCGATAATGATATCGGCAGTGATGATTCGATGTGAGGTTGCCTTGAAAGTATAGCTTGCCATTATTTATTTTCTCCATAATAAAAGGGGAGGGCATTTAGCCACTCCCCAACTTTCTAAACACATTATACCACGCCTAAAATCGCGTGTCAATAGCCTTTTTTTACTCTATGTACAGGATAAAACCCCTTATTTTACGCTTGACTACGCATTTTCCGTATGATATAATAAAAAACTACCTGCTTATTTACGATATTTTTATGTTTTGCTCCGCAGTGTGCAGTGCTGTGCTTGGCAGTTATGGGGCTGTGCTTGGCAGTTATAGGGGCTGTATTGGCTCTATTGGTCGTCGTCTGAACTATCGTCTCTGGCTATGGCTTGGACTAATATTTCCCTTATGCGATTTTCTTTTTCCTCTTCACTCATAATGGTTACGTTGATTTCTTGGGACGTTTCAGTTAGTCTTGCAACCTTTGCCAGTATCTCCAAAGCTTTCAGCTTACCACCCATCTTGTAAGATACTTTATTATTTCTTACTTCTACCTCTGTGATACCCATACGTATAGCTTTTGGCATTTTTTTTACTGGAAGTGGTTTTCCGTGTTTATCAAACATTTCACTTACATCTGCAAATGCCATAAGGGTTAGATTACCTATTGTCTCATCACTTATTTTATTTATCATTTCTGGCGTAAGAGGTAAGTAACGATTCAGCAATGGTTCGTATTTCTTTTTTAGTACCGCTCCTTTGCTTCCACATACAGCATAACTTGCGTTAGGGTATGCTGCTGCATATGCTTCGGTATTATTCTTACCATTTAGTACATGTGTAATAAACTGCTTATGACTTTCCTTTGCTGCTTTATATTCTGGATCGTCTTCTATGCTTTTATTACTCATTATTCTTCTCGCATATATCTTACTTTGTACATTGGTACAATATAGTTATTTCCTTCTAGTGCTGTTATTATTACGCGCCCTTCGTCATATACGATGCTCTTTACGAGTTTGCAAGTTCGGTGTTGGCGATCTGCAAGCGTTGTTAGTTCCGAGCTGTAAATAGGTGGAGGCAGTTGGAAATCTAGTACGCATTCTGTTATTGTGTGGGGGCTTTCGTCTTTCTTCATTCTAGGCATTGACATTCTCCGTATTCTCTAATATCTTTCTTGCTCGCTCTGCGTATTTGACTCTTTCAGCATGATGCAGTTTTGCTGTTCCGTTTACAAGTTCTGTACACTTTGCGAGACTTACTGCTGACCAAGCATCGCTTTGACTATTGATATTACGATCACGGAAATACTCACAGGCTATTTTGGTTGCTATATATGGATCACAGGCAAGCTCAGGATTCTTTATTAGATCAGCACCAACCTTTGGTCCATAACGTGCGTAGTTAGCGCGACCAGTAATCTGTAATATCCCACGACCAATATATTTGGGTCCATCGCAATCGGCTGTGTGCTTATTGCTGTTATTGTTTGCAACACAAACATAGTTACCAAGGCTCGCTTTACGATTGCAATATCTACTGCCTGTGCATTCGCCTTTATCTTTTGGATCAACTTTATTGTATGTGCTGGGAAGTTCACGATCATATTTTAGTTCGCCGCTCTCAACACCTATCTGTCCAAGGAATACAGCAATACGCTTTGGTGTATCAATAGCGTATTGAGGCAATACTTTATTGAAGGCATCTGCATATAGCTTGCATTTCTCCCCTTTTGCGTTTGGGAATATCTTTTGTAGTTGCTCGGCACTTATTAGTTCTTTGCTCATTGGCTTTCCTCTTCTAAAATATACGGATTGTAGATAAGCGTATCGTATTGGCTATTGCCTTTTATTTTTTGTTCTATCCAGATAGCGTTGGCTTTGTGTGTATAGAATACAGGTGCTTGCCAGTTTAGTAGATTTAGTAGTTGTTTTCCTACTCCTGCATTTCGATAATCGCTTTTTACATAAATCCAATGCAAGCAGTTCGGCATACCAACTACGATATATCCATAAATAAGTTCTGGGGTTTCCCTGTCGCATGCAATGTATACAAGCGTATCGTGTCGGTTCAGCAAACGTATCATACGATTACGCTGACCAATATGATAGATCGGTAGTGGACATCCACGCACGCTATCACTATAACTTTTCATCCATGTACTAAAAAGAAAAGCTTCATCACCGATCTTATTATATGGGCGTATGCTTATTGGTAACATTAGTTTAGTGTTTGTACTCTGCGGATTTGTTCTAGGAATACTACGCCGCTGGCAGCACGACGTTGTAAGATAGCTGTGTAGTGTCCAAAGGCATAATGTAAATCACGTACAACTTCATAATGTTTTGTAAACATTTCTTGACTGATGCCTCCGGGCAAGCAGCTATTCATATCGCCTTCTAGGACTTCCATTTCGCCTTTTAGGCGTAGGACATTATCTTCGCTTTCTTTATAGATGCGTGTGCTTTCAATATAGTCAGCCCGAATCTTTTCATAATCCTCATCACCCTCTACTTCAACATAGGGATCAACTAGATTCCAAACATCTTCACATGTCATACCACTTTGTTCGATTTCTTCTTTTGCTTCATCAACATAACCTTGTAGTTCGTTTTCGCTTTTGCTCATTTTCCGATTCCTTCCCAGTATCCTTGGAGTTTGTTTAGTAATACTTGTTGCTCTGCTAAATCTTTACGTATCATTTTTAGATCTGCCTGTAACCTATGCAGCTCATCTTTCATTCTGTTTATGCTGGATTTGAACTCTATTTCAGCTTCTACATTACTCACTTGTTGCACCCTCTTTTTCTAATAGCGCACGTTGTTCATCAATATAGATTTGCAATAGTCTCTCAAATACATTCTTTACATAATACTTCTTGCCTTCGTCAGCATATCTTGCCTTACGTTCTTGATATAACTCGACAAAGTCTTCACCAATCTTACGATCTATGCGTATGTTCCAACTGACGGTTTTATCGAAGTAGTTTTCTGGAAGTTTCTTTCTGCCCATCATTTTTCTCCTGTGGATAGTATACTATAAGTAGATACCTATTTATCGTAAGGAATAAAAAAATGACTCCTGAGTAGGCAGGAGTCATAAAAGATTCTCGGAGATGAGGTATGGCGTACCTTGCAGAGAAGAACCTTATTCCATAAGTATACGCCAAACAAAAATCTTTGTCAACTATTTTTTAGTATCTTGCATAACGATTTGCATTTTGTGGTGGAGTCTTACGAACTTTATCTTGGCGACGAGCTACATAAAGATCGCTGCGAGCTTTGCTATATGCTGGGAGGACTTGTTCTAAACTATTCCCAACCGCAATGATTTCATTAGTCCCAGTATCAGATGCCTCAACAACAGCATATTTAGCATCACAACTTACTTGGGCAGCAGCCATGTCTTCACGATCTAACATTTTGATTTTGATTTTCCAGATATCAGTTGCCATTTATATTCTCCATCAGTCACTTTGACTGTGCTAGCTATCTTACAGGATCTTCTGAGGCTTGTCAAGAGACTTCTTTGCCACACACTTCTTATTAGAAACTTTACTTTCCCTAATGATTTTAGCCTCTAATGTTTTCTGAATACCTTCACGATTCAGAAACCAACCAACCAACTTATTATACTTATCAAAAACTGCCCAGTTACTATATTGACTGATTGGATTGTGTCCTAGCAGGATTGCTTCATTTGCTGGGACGATTAGATATTTATCCAGCTCATTTTGTAACTTACTTGCCTCTATATTTTCTTTGGCAGTATCAAACTTTTTCTTTTCTCTTACTGCATCTCTTCTTTCAGCACTTGGTATTTTATTTGCCATTTCTTTTCTCCCAGTATCTTATTGCCAGACACTGCTTTATAACTGCCTTTGAGGCTGGCGGCAATGCCAGCCGAACTGCCATGCAGTTCTCTTTCCAGCCCTACCCATATGCAATCAAGCATACAAAAAAAATAAGAGTAGGATATTTCAGATCTATTTTAGAGATTCGGTTTTCGTTGCCTACAACAACTACTTCTGGGAACCACTATGGGAGGAAGTTCCGTCCGAATGTAAAACAGGATCAGTATAGCACACTACAATAACTAGTTATAGTTCTTTGTAAACGCCAAGAATATTTTGTAGTACTTGCATTTTGTTGGAGATAGTTATTGTATGGAGCCTCTGTACATAAATATACACGAAGCTGAAAAAGAAGTCAAGCCCTCCCAGAAAGATACTGGCGAGGGCTTTTTTGTTATTGACTACGAACTGGACTTCACGATAGATTACGGATGCCCCTAATGCGAACGCTACTCAACTTTTATTTTTTTTACTATCTCAATAAACTCATCACGTTGTTTGATAAGGTATGCCTCTCGTGCAATAAGGCGTTCGCGTTCTTCATTTATCATCTTTTCATAACGACTATCGCAAGCAGTCATCTTGGTATTCATCTCTTCGTGAGACTTTTGCATCAGTTCATGTTGATAATAAACTATGCCAAGACATAAAAGAATAGCAAAACTTTGCTCTTTTAGTTTGCCCATAAATGTTTCAGTCAAACTGGTTGTCTTCTGTGCTTCTTGCTCTTCCATATGGATGCCTCTAATAGCGCCGTGCTTGACTTCTGACGCACGCAAACGTGCTAAACGGGTTTCTACTCGTCTTACTTCTTCTTCAACGCCTTCACAGCGCCCTTTACTTTATCAAGATTGAGTGCCAGTACATTTATTACTGCTTGCGCTCCTGATAAAGCTTTACTAACCTGTTTGCTATTACGAATATGTTCATTTAGAGCTGATGCTGCCGCTGACGCTACTGAGACAACAACTCCGAGTAGTGATAAGGTTGCTTCGATATTTTCCATTTTATTTTTCCAAGCAAGTGGAGCTATCCATCTTGCATAATATAAGTGATAAGCGTTTATCGATACGATTGAGTGTATCGCGGATATCGGTATTGCTTTCTTCTAGTTTATCAACACGTGTTTCGAGTGCTGATACCTTGCTCTCTATTTTTGTAAAAGATATAATCCCGCCAGTTGCAAGAACTGCAATCGTTACAAATGCTGATAGGTTTTTTGTAATGAAATCTGGCATATCTTTATTCCTGAAATGTGCCTATAACTACTACGTTTCCGTTAGTCCCAGACGTTTTAGTTATGTCAAGTCGCATAAACTTTGACACAAGAGGTATTTGCGTAAAGTTTGTTATGACTTGGAATGCAGGAACATAGGTGGAAGAACCGAACGAGGCTACTGCGTCCTCAATAAAACTTGCTGCAATAGAACTATTGCCCGATAGTTTTATGGAAACCAAGCCATTAGGGTTGTTACTCTTGACCTGTATAGTGTATTTTTTATAACCGCTTACATCTACGGGTTGGGTGGTTATAACTGATGTGCCGAGCGACCCGCTAAATAGGACAGCTGTGTATTGTTTTGCCATAGATTACTCCTGTAAAGTTATAATGATAGTGCTGGTTCTTGGGCTGTTCGCAGAAGAACTAATAACACGCGCCCACTTCCAGCATATATCTGTTATAGCGCCAACCTCCCAAGTATTAGCAACGGCGACATTTGTTATACTGCCGCCAGCAGATAGGGCGCTACTCGTAAGCGGTTTTCCATTTGTACCCTCAACATTCGTATAAGTTATTTGGGTTGCGGTATTTGCAACGTTGGATACAGCCTGCATTTCTACTTTGCCATATCCATCAACGCGGAACCATTCGCTTGTAATCGATGTTCCGCTGCCCGCTAATACTAATGTGATACTTACTTGTTTTGCCATTTTAGCCTCCTCCTAATGAAACTACCGCTTGGACTTCGCCAGCCCCATATGCATCGGCGGGCTGTTTTATCCAGCGTAGTTGCATATATTTTGCTGTGAGTGGTCGCACTATTGGCGTTGCTAATGCAGTCCAACTTGGTGCATTTGTATTGACGAATGGCGTATATTCATATGCAGAAGCGTCATCTGGGACACCCGGTCTGATTTCTGCGCTTGTAACATAGCAATGTAGTTCGCCGTTTATAACGCTACTACGTGCTTGACAAGTAAAATATTTATAACCACTTACGTCAAACCAAGAACCAGTAATAGGTGCGGTGCTGCTGCCAGCAAGTGCTGTAAAGGTTGTTTGCATAGACATAGTTATTAGTCCTGTAAGGTTATAACAACGATAACGTTGCTTGCTGTACCACCGCTACGTGTCATATCTATTCGTAGAAAATCATAGCAGATTGGAATAACCGCGCTGCTATTCACTATTGCCGCATTCCAACCACCGGGAATAATGCTTACTGGACCTGCGATGTTGAGCAATGCAAGCGGAACCATTACACCAGCTACGCCGGTTGGGCTTACGAAACTTTCTTGAACGCTTGTGCCGCGAACTGCATATGTACCGCTGGCACCGCCTACTGGGCTATAAACCTGCACGAATGCGTTTTTATAGCCGCGTGCATCTACTACTGCTGATGTTGCGGTTGTGCTTAGACTGCCACTAAATATTACATTTGACCATTGCATTGCCATGATGTTTTCCTCATAATCATAAATAGAACTTATCGACTTGTAGTGCCTTCTCTTTCTAATCTTACACGTGTACTTTCACCAGTACCCATTTGTGGTGCTGGCGATCCTTGTGGAACCATACTTGCTTGTATGCTTTTTATATCTGCGCGTGATAAGCCAGCGGTTTGTCTTCCGAGTAGTTTATCAATAATCGCTTGTTGCTTTGCATCAACTTTATTTCCCTCGTCGCGTACTTGTACAAGACCTTCATAAAGCTGAACTTTTAGTGCTGTATAAAACTGCGGATAAACTTGATCAAGAACTTCTAATGCCGCATCTGGTACATATTTCTTTTTTGCAATATCTTCATAAATAGCCTCTGGGTTGTGAACATAGCGGCTATATAATCCATATTGATAAATCTGTTGAGGAGTTGGGACATATTCTCCTTGACGGATTACATCCCAGCCCTTTGGAAGTTTTGGCATTTTACCATTTAGGAATGTTACTTGACGAGCAAGACTGCCTTTTGCAACTTCGCCAATCTTTGGATATGCAGAGTCGATTGCGTCATACTTATCGTCAAATACATCTTCAATACTTCCCATGCCATCGGAAGTTGCAAGTTTAGCTAATATTTCTTTATCGTGTTCGTAAAGAGCTTTTGCTGATTCTGCATCAAGAGTAAACTTTTCTCCACGCTTTACTCCAAATGTCTCGCTAATCTTACTATCAACAAGTGCTTGTTCAGCAGCACTTCTTACCTGTCCACTACGAGTAAGACTTTCTACGAAATATTTGCGTAGATTCTGGCTTTTATTTACATAAGATAAAAGTGTTGTGTAGTTATCAACAGCCGCTGGCGGGTTGAAGGATAAGTTATATAGAAATGTGGCAACCGGTGCAGTTACAGCAGCAGTACCTAAACCACTCACCGCACCTTGTATAACTCCTTCTGCTCCTGCCGCAGCGGCAGCACCTGCAAAACCGGGAATACCTAACTTTACAAAGAAATCTGTTGGTGACCAACCAGCACGTAGTTTTTCACTAAATGCTTTTATGATTTCTTCTGATTCGCGTATTTGACCAGCGGTAAACTCATTTGGGTTTAGTCTTGATAAGCCTGTACCTTCGTCTATTGGTATTACAAATCCGTCCATTGGTGCAATATTGCTTCCGCCAACAGCAGGAACCCCGCCAAATAAACTTGGTAAATCACCCGCAGCACGGATTTCTGGTGAACCAATATAAGGACGCCCGCCAGCATATGTTGAAAGAGTGCTTTCCCAAGCTGCTAGTTCATCTTGTAACTCTTGAATAACTGGCGGAAATGTTATGTCACCGGTAATAGAATAACCAGATCCAACTGAGTTTGGACTTTCAGTAATCTGTACTGGCTGTGCATCCATTGCACGACGTAGTTTCTTTATATCAACAATACGGCGACCTGCTGTACTAGAATCTTTTATTGTAAAGGCATCCTCAAATGCGCGAAGTTTATTTTGTAATGCGCTTGGAGTAATCGCTGTGCCTGTTGCAGCAAGATATTCGTCTTGAACATATTTTGCATAGCGGCTCATATTATCATATTGATATTGAAGAGCATTTGCAAGCTCGTCATATTTTGCGGCTTTATCTGTCATAGACGCAAGATTTCCTAACTTGACTCCAAACCCTAACTCTTCTTTTGTAAAATCTGAAAGTAAGCTACCAACAGCAGGGATCAATCTTCCAAGTGTTTGTTTTGCAGCACCGCGAACAAGGTTCAGACCAGCACGGATTCCTTCGTTTGCAACTGGTATGCCAAGTGATAATGCGCCTCCAAAGGTTGCTCCGCTTGTAAATCCATCCCAAGCACTTGCCGCATATGAATCACCAAGTGCATCGATTTGTTCTTGACTAACGCCTTCACCACGTAATGCGGCTTCGCGTTGTTTTGCTGTAATCGCACCACGTACCGCACCGGCACCACCGGCAAGGACTGCATTTGCTAAACCAGTAGCAAGAGCATATGATGCGCGTTCTCCAAAGCCAAGTTTATCATAAGTGTCAGCAAGTTGACGCTCAACAATATATTGACTACGTTCACGAACAGCACGCTCGCTTGCAATCTGTGATGCAGGTTTTTGACTAATCTTTCCGCGTGTAACCTTTTCACCAACCTTACGAACTTTTTCTTGTACAACATCAAGTGTGCGTACACGACTGGCTTCACGTGAAACTTCTGCTACGCCACGTTCAGCATTAGAAAGTTGATCCATTGCAAGTCTTTCTAATATTTCGTCGCTTGCACCGGCATATGAAGGATTTGCGCGTAATGCATTACGGGCTGCGTCAAGTTTTAGTTCAATCGATTCAAGTTCATATGCAGCCTGATTAGTTGGTACGAAATCAAGTCCCTCTCTTGCAGCAGATTTAGCCAATACGCTTTCAGCCATATCAGTAGAAGCAGCGCGAGCAGTGCGTCCAAGAATATCAGTTTGCTCAATAGCACGCACTACACCGCCAAGAACTGGCTTTTCTGCAAATCTTGCAAAGGCGCGAGGAGCAAAACTTTTTAGTGCCCCAATACCGGCTTGTGCTAATCCTGCACCGATATCGGCAACAAGGTTTATTGTTGGACTTGCTTGACGGCGACGTTCAATATTTTCAGAAGAGAATGCACTATCAACTCCACCGAACTCATCGCCAGCCAAACCTTCAAGATATGGCAAAATACCAAAAGATAAACCGCCTGCAATACCTTCCGCTATTGTACCAAGGGTACTGGGAATATCGCCAGCCTCGTCTACGCCTTGACTTATCGTTGGATAGTTTGGTTTTTGTGACATTAGTTTTGCCACATTTTCGGCACGACGAGTTGCCTCAACTTCATCTGCACCTGTTGCTTTTATTCTTTCAACAAGTTGCGTATCAACCGGAGGTGCAGGTACTTCTGCTTTTGGAACTGCATTGGCACCGACAATAACTGGTTCACCGGTAGGAGCAACAGGAGTTTTTACTCGCGCATTTATTTCTTTTGCATTAGCACTTTCTTCTTCGGTTGCAGGACGAAATCCATATTTGACCATTTGGTCGTGATATTCTGAATCTTGTGTTCTTATTTTTCCGTCAGCGTCTTTCCAATATTCTAGTTTAGGCATAGTTGTCTCCGATTATTATGGTGTACCCGGTTCTGGCATATCGGTGTAAATAGGCGCTGTGCTTTCACCTCGTCCCTCAAATCCTCCGGTTAGTAATGCGTTGCGTTGCGTTCTGACCGTCGATAGTAGTCCTCTACGGAACTCATCAAACTTTGCAGTAGTATATTCTGTTGGCGAACTTGAATCCCACCAACCTGTCAATACAGGCACTTCTGCTTTTAGACGTTCATATTCTTTATCACTTGGCACACCGACATTACGCATTGACTTGCCACCAAGATAACTTGTCATATCGCCGTTTAGTTTTTCTAGACGAGCTTTATCAGAAGAAGATAATACACCGCGTGAATAACCATAACGTCTTGCGATTGCTTCGGTTTCATTTAGAGCGTCAAGGAACTGCAATGTACCTGTATCAAAATCTCTTACGGCTGGTGCAGTTGGTCCAGCATATTGAAACTTACTTTTTACTGGTGTTAGAGTTTGCTTGCCGGTGTCCTCTTCTGTACCATCCGCACGTTTTACAATAAGCGGAGAGAATGTTAGCTGTGGTACGAAATCAGCAGCAGCATCGCGATTCCATTTAGAAACTCTTGCAAGTTGACCGCCATTGATAACTCGTCCTTCGACAGCATCGGTATAGGCAGCAGGAGCAGTTTTTAGATCACGATCTTTACGCTTATCGGCTAGTTCATCTTTACGAACTTTTAGTTCTGCGTAGCCTAATCCTAGACGATCACGTGCAGCTTTTGCTTGCTCTAATAAGCGTAGATATTCAGCAGCACTTTGTACGCCACGTGATTGATCCTTTGCACGTTGAGCAAATGGTTCATAATATGCATCAAGTTGTGCTTTTAGTGCAGCGTCTTGTGTTTTAGCCGCATCAAACTTCAACTTTTGTGCTTCCTGCATTGCTTGTTGATATAGGCGTTGATCACGAATAGAGCCTGCTGCTTTTTCTAGTTGTGCAGCAAATGCATTTTTATAGAATGCTTCTGCAAACTTATAACTTGTATCCATGCTATTTCCTTGGTCAATAAGATCACCAAGGATTGTGCGTTTTTTATCTACGATTGATAGCTGTTCTTGGAGTTCACGCTGAACCTTTTGTCCAACCCAATCTTGGAAACTACCGCCTCCAAAGCCAGCACCTAATAATCCTAACCAAGTACTAACATTAGAGAAACTGCGTGCAGCATCACGGCTTGCAAAGATTTTATCTGCTGTTGCAAGATCGCCCATAACTTGACGACGTAACTCAATCGCTTCTGCATCTAATACTTTTTTACCTACTTCATAATCCTGCATACGCTTCAACTCAATATCAACTTGGGCATCGCGTAATGCGCGAGTTGCTTGTGCTTCTCGTAATGCAAGACCAGCTTCTTTTGCTTTTGCAATATAGCCAGCATCACGGGCTTCGCTCATTGCACGTTGCTCTGGCGTTTGACGTAATCTGTCCGCAGCAGCAAGCGGTCCTAACATTACTCCTAAACGTGGGGCAACAACAGCACGGGCAAGTTCATCGGTAGCAATACGTGCCGCGCTTACTGGCTTTTCACCAGCAGAGATAGCAGTATCATAAACAAGTTTCCAATCACCAAGTTCTGCAAGATATTTTTGTACTGGTTCAGAATATCTTTTGACTGGATCTGCAATATCATTGCGCATCGCGTTTGAGATAAGATCTACTCCTCCCTCAATGCCCGCTTTTTCAACTGCCGGTGTCGTGCCCATAACATCAACAGCAACATCAGCACCACCGCCTGCACCGGCAGCAGGAGCGGTTGTACCGCCAGTAGTAGCACCCGCCGCAGGGACGCTTTTAGTGGATGGTAAACCGCTTTCTTGGACAACTGCATCGGTTGCACGAACTTCGTCAGCTACTTCTCTTGCAGATTGTAGACCTTGACTCATACCTTTTGCGCCGCGAACAATATCAGCGGCAATGCGGTCGGCTTCTTTTTCTACAAACTCTCCGCGACCATATCCACCAAATCTTCTGGCAACATCGTCACGTGTTTTGATATATTCGCTATATTCTTCTGGCTTTGCAAACTCATCTTTACGTACCATTTCACGTTGAGCAGCGGTTGCTGTGCCAGCACTTACGGCAACTTTTGCCGCTTCTAAATCTTTTACTTTTGTTTCGGCAGCAAGCTTATCATCGGCAATCTTTTTATCGGCAATAGCTTTTTCTTCTGCCACTTTTTTAGCGGCAGCATCGGCTTCACGAACAGCAGCATCAGCGTCAATCTTTTCCATTACACGACCAGCAACTCTATTTTCTGGCTTGACTGGTAAAGTAAGATCTTCTAGTCTGGGAGATTCGACAGACATATTTGGAACCAGCTTTGCCCTAAAACCTCTATCGGGTAGAGATGATTTTGCATCACTTTCCATTGGTGTTGGAGTAAGGCTTGCTTTATAATCGGCTTCTGCTTTTTCACGTACAGCACGATCAGCAGCAGCTTGACGTTCCGCCTTTACGGCAGAGATTTGTGATTTGATACGTTCTATTTTTGCAGACCGATCATATACTGAACCGGCTTCTGCATTTGTAAGCTCATCAAGGTCGCGTTGTAATGTATCTAATACATCAACCTGTTCAGCGGCAGGAACATCAACAAGTTCACCCTCCGCCATTGGTTTTGGTTTTATAGTTGGTACAGAAGCTTTATTTATCATATCATTTCCGCCATTAGGCTCGGGAAAATCTTTTCCACTTATATCATTTATGGCTTCGGTTAGAGCAGAAAACTCACCAACCATACCGCCTTCGGCACGACCTTCGCGTTTATTTGAACGAGTTACTTTATATTCAGCCATATTATGTCTCCGTTATTTCTTGCGTAGAGCAACTTTTAGAGCGTCTATTTTAGCACTTTTTTTATCTTTGTTTGCAAGTAACGCTTGTACAAACTCCGCAGCAGCAGCAGGAGGGTTTGGAGAGTTTACGATTGAGCGTGGGATTACGATTTCACCGGGAGATAGCATTGCCGGTACAACGTCGTTTTTTTTATTATCCATTTTTTGTAAACGACCCATAGCGGCATTTACTTTACCGCCTTGGGCTGCATTTAGCATTTCTCCCTTTGGGGTTGGGTTTCGTTTTAGCATTTCTGGGACTTCTTCAACTTCTTTTTTGAGAGGGAAGATAATAGGAGGTTTTTTCTCACCCTTTTTCTTTTCATCTATCTCATCTAATATCATACTATTGTAGTTGGATAGGTCGCCCCAATGTCTAAACTTTCCTTCATCACCAGACTCTTTTAGCTGGCGTAGGACATCAGGAGTAAACTCTTCATATACTTTATCCTTGCTCAACCAAGGTGGGCTATCAGTCCATTTCATTTGTTTCCAAGACTTACCCTTGGCACCAGCCGCCATAACATCGCCGCCTTCGGCAAAAGAACCTGCGGCAGCATTTGCTTCACTAATCTTTTTAGCTAGACCTTTTCCAAAAGTTTGTAAACCCTTACCTGCTTTTTCTGATACTTCACCACCGCCGGGATTTGACGAGATGTTCATAGGGGCAAGATCATCAGCACGTGGACCTTTACGAATAAGTCTCATATCTTCTGGGCTAATGGTTATAACACCGCCTTCCGCAGCGCCAGCAGCACCGCCAGCAAGACTCATTATTCCTTTGACAATCGCTCCGATTGGTAGACCGCCTTCTTTCTCGCCACCGCCACCTTCACCGCTGCTGCCAAACTTTACTTCGGCTTCTGGGATATTTGCATTACTGCGGATGTCCATTGGTGGAAGTGGGTCGCTATCTGGTACTTCTTTTGCAATGTCACCATCGGCAAGTTTATTTTGTTTTGCTTTCTTCATGGCAGCATGTGAAGCAATCATTTTGGCTTTGCTTACTTTTCCACCTTCGGCATAGTTTTGCGGAACTTGTCCACCATTATAGAAAAGAGCTTTTGCGGCTTCTGAAAATAAGTTACCAATAAAGTTGATACCTTGACCACGACTTGCACGGGCTTGCTCGTATGCTTGGTTTTCTTGGACTTGTTGTAAGCGTTGACGTTCTTGTTCTGCTTTTTGATTTGCAAACGCAAGTTCCAAAAGACGATTTGTTTGTGCCTCTTGTGTCTCGACGGCAAGCTTTTCTTGTCCCAATCCAAGTTGACCAGCTTGACCATATAGTTGTCCTTCTGCACCACGCATACCGGCAAGTTGTTGACCAAGTGCTTGTTGTGCAGCAAGTTGTTCTTGCGCACGAAGTAATGCACCTTGTCCAGCAGCTTCACCGGTTAGTCCAGCACGTTGTTGTGATAATAATGCAGTCGCTAGGGCTGGGTTTATTGAACGTCCTGCACTTGCAAGGGCGCTTGCAGCAGCACGTTTATTTCCTTCTAGGGTTTGTCCAAGTTGGATTTCTGCAACGCTTGGACCACCGCGACCGGCAGCACGTTCAGCGAGGGCATTTGCAAGGTTTTGTTGTTGTCCTGCAATATTACGACCGGCACGTTGTGCTTCTGCCGCGCCTGCACCATAAAAATCAAATGCGTTGAACTTGCTTTTCTGTCCTGCTGCATCTTGACCAAGCATTGCAGCACTAATCTCTTGACGACCAACATCCGCCATAAATGGAGTATATTGGCGAATACCTGTGTCGCCAGAGCCAGCAGGATTTCTTGACGTATCTGCTACTGGCTTTACGGCATCACCTTGCGCATAGTTTCTAACTTTTTTGTTTGTTGCCATTATGGATTTTCCTCTTATTGTATAACTAGTAAGAACTTGCTTTATTAGCCCCAAGTTTGACGATTACCGAGACGATTTGGACCGCCGATAACGCCATATGATAGGCGAATATTTGATAACTGATATCCAGATTCTAATGTTGAGCCGCTTACGGCAACATCTTGGATTCTCATTTTTACTGCTTGACACTTTTGACGCTCTGGGCGTAACTCATATTGATATAAATCAAAGTTGCCGCCATAGGGATCGTCTTCTCCATATGGACTACCGCTACCATATGTACTTGGGATAACTGGTTCTACATCGATTCTTTGGTAATACGCAGGATTATAATCATAATAGAAATCAACTTGCAGTTTATGATTGCTTGCAAAGTTGCCAAGTAAATGTACTTTCCATAAGCGTTGGAAACCTTGGATTCCACCAAATGCCAACCATCCTGTTGTTACTTCCATAGGATAGCCAACACCATTATCGGTATATGTACCAAGTCTTTCAACAGATACGTTGCCGCTGCTATTGATAAATGTATGACGATCTTGCCAGATAGCTGCATCTACTCCATTTAGGGGAGTAAACGTTGCCCAGTTATCAACATAATAATCATAAACAATAATGTTACCGCTATCAAGCGTAAGACGCACCTGATTATTGTCACGCATAAGTACGCCGCTTGTAATAAAATCATTATTGTAAGCCTCAACTGGCGCACCGATATAACTTACTTGTAGACCACGATTTAGGAAATAAATACCTTTTTTGCTTTTGAATAATACGCCTTCTGGGGTGCTGACAATACTTCGTAGATTTGTACAGCCAGCGTCAGTAGTGATAAGTGTAGTTGTGCCATAATCGCTATTTGCACCGCTACCTTCTGGACCTTGACCGCTTATGAAACGTATGCTGTTTTCTTTGAAGATAATAAGTTTATCATCCAAAGACACAAGACCTGTTACGTCTCCTCCGCTTGGATCTACGCTTATTTGATATGGTAAACCAAAATCGACGGTCGTGCCGTTGTTTACTGGCTGGCTAAAATAGATAACAAGCGGATTAGTGCTATCCAATACAAACAATCTATTGCGATATACAGCCATAGCACCTACTGGCGGTGGAGGACCAAAGATTGGTTGACCGGGAGTGTAGAGTTCTATGTTGCCAACAAGTTGTGCATCGGTAGTTGTGTCATTTGCAGGCGTAATATAGTTTGCTGAGATATCATTATTGTTCGCTGTCGTAACAGGTAAACGATAATATGGACCTGCATTATTTGCGGTTGTGCGGTATAAAACACATTGGATTGGGCTTCGTGCATTTGCAGCAGTTTTATATGTTAGTGATAACGGCATAAGCTCGATATTGCCGACTACACCGCCAGCACCGATTGGGCTTGATGTTGTAATAACATATTCTTTACTTATTTGACTGCGGTGGATATTTCCGATATTATCAACCCATTCCCATACAGCAACATAAATATATGTATTTCCTGTACCCGGTGCGCTTGTTACTTGCATTGAGTTGATATTTGGTTTCCAGTTGAAACTATCCTCAACAAGATTTTGCCCATCGTATTGATAAAGCATACCGCCGCCTACATATAGGCTTTCTGCGATTTCTACATTTGAGTAACTATGTTCACGATTATAATGATCCGTAGAAAAACGCTCTAAACCAGTTTGTGTTGCGCCCTGTACGCTAATCGTTGCTGTTAGTTTTGCAAGTGAAGTAAAATATTGCGTGGATGATAATGTATTCATTTTGGTCAGCCATACGAAGTTATAGGCACCAATATAAGGATATTGATTTGGTCCCGCTGCTAAACTTTCATATGCTCTACCTACTGCGTTGAAGTTATCGTCAATCGTGAAATAGGAACTGAATATTTCTGTACCATCTGGGGCTTGGATATTTGGACCGCCCATCACAACAACATATTTTTTATCGCCATACGAATAAGCTGTGCTGGCAAGTGCAATCTGTTGTAAGCGTGAGACACCACCGCCGGTAGTAATACCGCCACCGCTGGCTATTGCATATACTCTTGCAGTCCCGTAACGGAAATAAGGAGTAAAGCCACTATCATAGTAATCAGCAAAGATTGTGTACGATTGTGCTGTTGTAGTGCTTGTTGCTACAAGCGTTGTACGCTGACCATAATCACCACTTGGGATTACGCCAACAAGGTTACCAAGAAAGTTCGTAGTTGATAAATCAAGAGGATAACTACGAATGCATAGTGTTTCTTTTGCAAAGGAGCTAAAAATATCTACGTTTGTAAAAGAAAACGCAATACTGCCAAGATCAGGTGTTGCGGGATTGATATAGTCGTCTGGCACTATATCAACATGAGCCATAACTGGACCGCCTTCTGTACGAGTTACCGCTGGGGAGGGCGTAAAAGGATCTTCCCAAGACCAAATCGAAATACCTTTTGTTGCTGCATTATGGTTGAAAACCATAACGATTTGTTGCTCAACCCCAAGAACTCCACTTGTATCAAAACACGCTACGCCATATGTTGGTTGTACAGGATTTACTGCACTTGTAGTTGCACCGCTGTTTGTTACTGGATTCCACGTTATTGTTGCTGTAAGATTGTTTATTGCTAATGCACCAAAAAAGATTTGTGCAAACGTAGGATCATAGTAATAAATAAGAAACATATCCTTATGACGTATTACTTTTGGATTGATAGAAGTAGTGCTTGGTGCAGCGATTGGTCCAACGATTATTTGTTTTGTTTCTGTATCATGCACTTGATAAAAAAGTTGTGCAGTTGTACTACCGGCTGCTGGCTGTCTAACCCATACATAACACTCTAATCCGTTTGGATGATATGCACAATCTTGCCAGAAATCTCTTTCTGTGCCGTTTGTAACTGGCGAGTTTTGTAAAAATAAACTTTGGAAGTTGCCTTTATCTTTCCAGTTGTTTGTGCTTTCAATATGACTATAAACGTCTTCTTTATCAAACGCAAGAAGTTCGTCCTTATATGTCATAAGCGCCTGTCCGTCAGTTATTTGCTGCCCGTTATCAATAATAGTTTTACCGAGATCTTGGAAACCATCACGCTTTTCTATTTTACCGGGTTTTTTGTATACAATATTTTGTGCGGATAGGAGCTTACCTACCTTTATTTGTTTATCATCGGTTTTTGTGTCTAAGCCACCGATCAGTGGCAGCTCAACGCTTTTTTTATTTAGAGCCATATTGTCTCCTATTAGATTTCGCGGACTACGAATACGCAGTTAGAATATGTTAGTTCTGCAAAGTTATTAGATTTGAATCCTGTTAGCTCAAACGTAGTTGTTCCTAATGAAGAAGGAGTATATATCACGCTCCAACATGGGTTTAGTTTTACTTCATTATTTGCTACACCGGCTGCAAGAGGCATGATTTGTGCAAATGTTGTTTCCCACTGAACTCCTCCTCCAATGGATACCCAGATATAACCTTGGATTTGTGTATTTGCTGGCGCTCCTCCGACTGGTTTTAGTTGTAGATATGCACCTGTACTAACGCCTTTTTTTGGCTCGATTGAGATTTGTATTGGACGACCAGAAAGACCGGTTAGAGTTACCGGTGGGCATAGTTGTTGACCGGGAGTAGTGAAAGGAGTGGCATTTGTAATATCGCTTGTCGTAACTTTATTTTGTGCAAATGTCATTACTCCTGATGTGTCAATACGTACATCGCCTTGTCCAGACGTTGGAAGTGTTTGTGGGAGCGTAAGATTTTGTGCTGGCAATATCAGTGTCTTGCTACCGGCAATGACGTTTGGTTGTATAATATTTACGCTATTGCTACCCGCACCTGCATTATCAAATACACGAACATTTCCTACATAAACACCGGCTTTACTTGCACCATTGCTTTTTGTAAAAGTAAAGTTACCGCCTGCATAAGTAACTTCGCCATCGCTGCCTGCTAAACCTGTAATACCGGCAACGCTTGCAGCGGCAAGGCTATTACCACTTGTGATTTGTACGGATGCGCCGCTACCATTTCTGTAATAAAGATTATTGCTAAGAGAGTAAATCGCACGTGCATCGGTAGGTACGATTGTTTGATTTTGTAGAGCAACATTCTTGACGGTCGATATTGTGTTGTCGTTCATCGGAAAGGTGCCATCGACTAATAAAGCATCTTGTGATAAACGTGTGCCGCTACCAGCCTCATGATTATGGTCGCTGATAGTTGTTGTTAGAATCGTATTTAGTTGCTGTGCCCATGCTGGTCCGAGTGTGATTAGTGGCTGCGGTGGCACGATGTTCATGTTATTTGGCATTATGGATTTTCCTTTTTATAAGTATTTTAGTAGCAGATAAGACTGACGTTGTTATATGGATAAGTGTTAGGGCTTCCTATCCATATTGCACCGCTGTTTATTGGTGCGGGTGTATAGAAATACGCAGGACCGATACTTGCAGCCCACTGGTTATTATAACCAAGTGAAAGGTCGCTACTACACATAGGATAATAGCGGTCTGTGCCAAGGTTGGTTGTAAAATAAATACGATAAACTTGGTTGTACCAACCGGGCGAAGAACCGGGCGATACAAGTGCTTCTACTGACGCAATATTATATTCAGCACGAACCCATATTGTTCGCGTGCAAGCGATAACGCCTGTTGTTCGGGAAACTGGGCTTGTTGCTGTAAAGTTTGTTGTGGTTATGACGCTGGCGACCACGCAATATTCGTCTATTGTGCCTGTGCTGTCTTTTAGCCAGAAATGGTCGCCAACTGCCATACCATTATTAGTCATAGAAATAGCAATGCTATTGCCTGTTTGCTGCATAGCGCCAACAAGCGGCGTGGGATCAAAGTTGACTGACGCTTTTGCCCCGTTTGCCCCGCCACCTGTATTGGTAATGGTAAAGGTTCCTGTTGGACCTTCTACAACACCAATACCACTTCCAGCAATAATGTTCGTATCTTCTGGAAGGGTGTTTGTTATTTGATATGTGCCACCGCCAAGGTTGGCAACAGCAATACCAGTTCCGCCAATAACGTTTTGTACACTTCCCGGTAATGTGTTAGTAATCGAAAATGTATTTGTTGGGCTTTCGCTAACTGCTATGCCATAGCCGCCATTTATAGTAACAGGGCTTGCGGACGTTGTAGAAATATTATCAATAGCGGTAGTTGTCTCACCAATAAATGTATTTACATTACTGATGATGTTATCAAGCGCACGATTGATTGTTGGTGCGTCTACGTTGGTTTTATCAAGTCGTATAGTATTTATTTTACGATTCTTCAAGATAGCTCCTTTTAGTACGACCATCCAGTACCATAGAAGCCATTACCGCTCCAACCAGTATCGGTTACTGAACCAACTGCATAAACATCGCTTACGCTGGCGGGATTTCCCATATCGCGATTGTTTGCTTCATTGCGGATACGATCAGTTAGTAATGCTTTTTGACGAACAAACATACTTGTATCGGTTTCTTCTTTTGTTTTGCATTTGATAGCAACGTCAACAATAACGTATTCTAGCCAGCCGTCAAGGTTGCTATTATTTATGAATGTTTGTGTATAGTTTATCGTACTGCTTTGTAATGTTTGTCCTGATGTGATAAGACCAGTTAGATTTACGCCAGTTGTACTGCCTGCTGTTTCGCCAAGCACTATCAAGTTTCCAGCAGATTGAATAACATACCAAGTTGTTCCGCTTGGTGTGCCAACAGCGTTTAGCAGTTGAACCGCTTGACCTTTGACAAAGTTATTTTCTACAAGGGCAACAATACCTGATGATAAGTTTGGGCTGGTTGTTACGACGCCAGTTGTTGTAAAATAAAACTGGGGAGCGGTTGGGACATACCATACAAGTAGTTCTAATGCGCCTTGTGCTGGCGGACTAATACGTAATGTTTGATTGAAAAGATTATAGCGATAGTTTGTGCTGTATTGCGTAGCATAACCACTCATATTGATTGCGTTAGGGCGGTTACGTTCATTCCAGTTGTAAGGCTGTAATGTAATCCGATTATTGCTTGGATAAGTTTCAAGTTGTAAATCAACACCAAGCACTTTATAAAGATCATCTGGGAGTGGGAGTGTTAGCTCACTTGCACCGCCAGCAATATTACGAACTGCGTTCGTTGCAAAGTAATCGCCCCCATAGCTATTGACCAATAATCCGTAGAGTTCGCCAATAGAATAGTTGATGTAAGCGGTTATTTCTGAATCGCTAATAAACTGACTATATTGTAAATCGCAGCGATCTCTTACTTGATTGATTATATCTCCAAGTGTTATAGCCATGTATTTTTCCTCTTATAAAAAGGGCTGCTGCCCAAAGAACAGCAGCCCCGATATCGTAAATGGGAGACGCACCTACGATATTTTAGTCTTCCATATCTCCGCAGCATTTGATAAAGTTTTCTAAACCACTTGCAAATGCTTCACGATCTCCGCTTTTTAGAGCATCCATAACTTCGGCAGCAGCAGACATTTTAGCTTGCTGCATCATTTCCATATCTTCGCCGCCTTCTTCTTCCATTTCCATTTCGCCGCCCATTGGTTTCTTACCAAGCTTGGCGACAATAGCCATTACGGCACCTTTCTTTTTTGACATACCGCCGTCCGCAAACTTTTGTCCTTGGCTGGCACGTTCGATATCGTCCGCAGACGGAACATTACCAGTATAAGGATTTGGACGCTCTGCCTTCCATTCTGTTAGAACGCTTTTATTTTTACCATACATAGTTTTTTTCCTTTTTAGAATACTTTTGAGGTCGTAAATGGGATACTAACCCAGAGTTCTTGACCTGCACTTGAAGTTGCATACGACGGAGTTGTCGCACCGGAAGCAAGTGTTGCAAGTGTTAGTTTAGCACCAATATTTGCGGAAGGTTGACCAAGTGTTGCGCTTTTTAGTTTCATTATCCAACCCGGGTCGGTTGCAGTTGCGTTGGCATTTAGAAAGATAGAACTTGGCGCACCAAGGAACTGCTGAACAGGAATGCTTGGATCAATCTCAAAAGTATATTCTCCTGCGGAGCCGGTTGTTGCTGATAATACACCTTTGCTTGCACCGGGGTTTCCACCGGTTACGCTTCCTGTGATGAGCGTAATGACTTGTCCGTTCGCTGATAATGACGCACGTGCATAAATCGTAGTTGTTTCTACTTTTAGGGTTTTTTGTACTGCTGTTGCTGATAATGCTGGCATAGTTATTTTTCCTTATGGAGTCTTTGAGGTTGTAAAAGTTACACAAACGCGTAAAAGTGTATCTGGGACTAACTGCGAAGAACCGCCCGAGGCTGTGCTTTCACGAAAGGTTATTTTTGTGCCAACACCCGCAACCCAAGGTGTAATATTTTGTATTGTTAGTGCAACAAGAACGCTTCCATAACTTGCTGCTATATCCCGTTCTGTTTCTGCATATGCACCAAGGATATTGGTAACACGAAAAGTTGGGTCGATAGTCCACTCATAACGGCTTGCTGGTGCGGTTTGGACAAGCGCAACCTTCGTAAAGCCTTTGCTTGCACCATTAGCGGTAATAAGCGTTGGTTGTACGTTTAGGGCACCTGTACGCATTAGTCCATAAAGAGTGTAAGTTTCTTCTTTATATGTTTTGTGGATTGAGGTTGAGGAAAATGCTGACATGTTTTCCTTATTAGAATACGTTAGAAGTAGTAAAGTGTAATGTACATAAAACTTTATCGCCGTTATTTGGATCTACGGCATTATCATTTTTATCTACTAACTCAAAAACAATCGTAGCAGCAACTAATGCTGAACTGAGGGTTTTATTGACAATAATCGCTGCTACCGATGTGGTAGTTCCTGCTGGCGTTGCTAACTCGATTTGAATCCCTTGTGCGCCTAACCAGTTTTTTACTGGGATGCTTTTATCAAGAGTAATCGTAATGTGCTTTGTGGCGGGATCGCGAACGAGGCTTGCGATACCTTTGCTACGACCATTAGCGGTAATAAGTGAATATAATGTGGTTCCAGAATCATATGTCGCTTCACCAAAGATTGTGGTGCTTTCTAGCTTATATGTTTTTTGTATTGCGGTTGCTGAAATAGATGGCATTTGCTTTTATCCTTTGTTTTATGATAAGTAGATGCTTATCGTATAAATATGTCTAAAAAAAAGGAAGAGAAGCCACCGCCGTATAATGGGCAGCGGCTCCCCTTCCAAATAGAGTTACGCGACTATATTACGCTGAGAGTTTGACTTTCGCGTTATAACCGGGAGCGTTGCAAGCAAGGTTACCATAGAACTTGACACGGACCTCTCTTCCATCGTATGATTCGATCGTGCGTAGCACCTGACCTACTCCGTTATCGTCGAGGAAGATTGGCTCTCCATCGTTAGCGTGAACAAGTGACCAAGCGTCTAGTTGTAATAGATACGCCCTCTTTGGTTCAGCATCGCGGTCTGGGACAACTTGGACTGGACCCTTTGGCGATTGGAAGACAAATCCACCAAATGAAACTTTGCCCGGACCTTCTAGGGTTGTATAAACAACGTTGCTTTGTAGATCTTGTGAAAGCTGGGTATAGCTGTCAAAGTTTAGGAACACGTAGTCGGGTTTTCCGCCTTCGCGAGCAACAAGATTGATAGCATTTACGATGGCGTCCTTGACTGAAAGGGTTGAGCCGTCGTATACGATACCGCCAAGACGGGTTGTATCGCTTGAACGAACAACGCCGTAATATGGAGCGGCAAGAGCAACCGCATCGTCGGTTAGCCACGCTGATAGACCAGAAACTTGTAGATCCTTGGTGCCAGCGGCTAATAGACGATCACCGGCAGACCAACCAGTTGGGGTCGCAGGAGTGGTTGAGGTTACTGGGAGTGAAGCACCAGCAGCGACGGTGATACGACCAAGTGAGCGGTTTACGGAAAGAACAATGCCGTAACCGGTTTCAAGGGCACCACCGGCACTTAGAGCTTGTAGCGTCATACCAACTTCAAACTGAACTGAATCAGCCGCATCGGTAAGTTCGATAATACCGGCACCGACAACACCGATGGTGCTGATGGTAGCGACTGTGCCTACGCCATCACGGAATAATCCAGATGAAACGGCGTTAGCAAGACGCTTGACGGCGCTGTCAACTAACATTTTAGCGCCCTTGGCAAAGCTTTGCTTGCTTGACATTGACGATTCTAGGGTAAGTCCGTCAATACGAGCAACAGATAATAGAACACGATTGGTAACAAGAAATGCTTTTAGATCTTGTGCCGCAAGAATGCTTTGAGCAATAGCGACAGTCGGAGCAAAGCCCTGTGAGGTCGCGATAGCAAGCGGAATCTTTACGGAGTTACCACCTTCTCCACCGCGCTTGTTTACAAGAGCGAAGAATGGGCGGTCTGAATAGGAAAGGTCTACCATAGCTGGTAGGTCGTACATTTGTTTCAACATTGCCTCAGCGGCTGTTTGGTCGAATATTGCTTGTGCCATTGTTTTGATTCCTTATGAAAAAGTTGTCCACCTATGGGACGGGTTAGAATGATTCTGGTTATTGTACTACATATCTTGCTGACATTATGCTTTTTGTCACTTACGAAGTTTTGCTATTTTAGTATAACTAGTCACCAGAAGTAGAAAGTTCTCTATTTTACATCAGTCCATTGTTTATTATTTATTATTTTCCAAACTTGACTAATGCTGATATTATAATCATACGCTATTATTTTATAGGGACGACGAGTATCGCATTTTATTCGCAGTACCATTTCCCTAGTTAGTCCACTTCTACGCCAAGCCATTATCCTCTCCTGCGGCTGTATGCTTCTTCATAAGCTTTTACACCACGGGCAATAGCGTCTTCACGTTTACTGATTTCTTCTGGGACGCGATATGGGACACGTGCAATACGTAGGTTATTTGTAATCGTTGGTAGTTGCTCTGTCGATACCTTGAACTTGCGGTTGCTTACTGGCTCTTCTACGATTTTATCTGATACATTTGCCGTTTGGGGAGCTGTACGTACTTCTTTTCCAGTTTCCGCAGGGAGTGGCTGACCAGAAAGTTTGCCATTTAGTTTATTCCATTCATCACGGAAATATTCTTCTGCTGATGCGGCAGCACTTTCTAAATCTAAAACTTCGCCAGTTTCCTCAAAGTAGTTCTGGATAACCTCAAAGATAAGTTCTTCTGGGCTGTTAGAACCGGCAAGTGGTTCATATAGTTTTGTAATATGTGGATATTTACTTTCATTAGCATTTACGAAATCAGTTATTTCTTTACCAAAGCTGGCTAATACGTTTGCAGCTTGGGTATTTTGACGTTCTGCTTCACGACGATTGATTTCTTCTTCTACTTGCTTTGCAATATCTTCTTTGCTGGGAGGCTTGACGTTCTTTTCTTTATTATCGTAATATTTTAGAATGTTTTCAGTAAGTTCATCATAAGAGATGCCTAACTTACCAAGTAGTTCTTCTGGATTATCTTTTGCATATTGTTTTGCTTTGCTGAAATAATCAACCTGCTCTTCATAACTTTTTAGTTTGTTTTGCATTTCAGCAAGGCTGTTTTTATACTCAACTTCTTTTTTTACAAGTGCTGCTTCCTTTTTTGCTAAATCCAGTAACTTACCGCTACTTACTTTCTCTTCTACCGCAGGTGCTTCAATAGTATTGGTTGCCTCTGCTGTTGGCACTACGTTTTCTGCTTCTGACATTGTATCTATCTCCTTTTGCTGTTCGGCAGGATTGCCCCTGCCTCATGTGGATCGAACGTTATTCGCCGCTTCGCTCATCAAGTTTTACTACACTTTGACATCGTTGTCAAGAACTTTCTACACTATCTTTTCTTATAATACCCCAGCTCCCAAAGCAGCACTTTGGACAAGTGCCTCACCACCGGGTAAAGGACCAGTAGCAGTTGGTAATGCAAGTTGACTTGCTTCGGCTGGCGCTACTTGTGCGCCAAGTTCTGGCATTGGTAATGAAGGGATTACTGGTTCTGGGGCTTGGAGAGCAGTTAGATCACGTACATATTGACGGATCAGTTCTAACTTATCTTCACCTTCTCCAAGTTTTTTAGCAAATGCATAATATTGTAATGCAAGTTTTTGTGCAAGTTGTAAGTTATCAAGTGGATCTGGGGCTGTATACTCGCCGTTTTCTAACATTTTCTCAAATACTTCTTTTAGATATTCGTCTTGTGCAGTTGATAGCGTATTGCTTGCCTCAATATCTGGGAATGAAAGAAGTTCACGTTGCTCAGTAGGATCAAGCAATCCACGCTGAACAAGGTCATCAATCGCTGCAAGACGCCCAGCAGGATCGTTTGGAAGACTTGACGCAGGGAACACGTTGATGGTATAGTCGTCTTCACGTAACTTGATTTCTTTTAGATCTAGTTTTGTTAGACCTTTGCTATTTGGACTATTGACAGGATAGTGACCAGCGTCCCCACCGGCAATAAGGCGAGCCATTGACATAGAGCATTTTGCAATATCTACAAAGAACTGCTCAATATCCATAGAAAACTCTTGGAAACGGGCACTTTCAATATCATTATATTCACGTAGTGCAACACCGCTATTTAGACCGGCTGGCTTTTGAGAATATGCTGATAGTTGAGATACACCGCTGATTTGATAGCTGCGATTGATAAGTGTTTCTAACTGGTTATAAAACTCTGGCGGAAGAACCGGTGGTGTAATATAACTTGGAGCCTGTCCACCAACATACTTTATAATAGTACCGATTTGGTTATTGAAACTTTCTACTGGGATTTGCGAACCATTTGGTACAAGGATTTTGAAACTACCAGCAAGGTGATACGAACGTTGCATAACTGCAAGTAGCTTATTGATTTCTAGTTGCGTGCTTTTTAGTTGTTCGCTGAGTGGTTGAGAAAAATATCCATTGAAGGGTTGAGTCCAACTGATACGCGCAATAGGAAAGCGTTTATCTGTCCATTCGCTAACGGATAGTAGGCAATCTGGCACAGCAAGTAGATGACGACCATTTATACGTTCTTCGCCAGTACCAATCTTCCATGCCTCTAATACCTCGATTTGGTCAGTAGCAGGGCTTGTGATATGTAGGTTTACAGAAAATAGTTGCTGCGATTGAGCAATACGTTCAGCTTTTTCTGGGAACATGTCCATTAGTGCTTGACGAGAAACAAGTTTTAGACGATACATATGGGTTGGTGAAGCTCCACCAACACACTCTAACTCGTCCAAGAAAATCTCATATGGACTAACGCGTTCAAACTTGACACGTTTACTTTCTGAATAAACATGGACAAAGCCGTCACCATATACAAGAGCATCGCGAACAACACCGCGAGAAAGCGAATAAACATCGTTTTCTTGGAAGATTCCGTCGCATAAATAAGAAAGTTTCTTTGCAGCCTTGACTGCACGAAATCCTCCTTGGTTTGTTAGGAACCTTGCACGTGGTTTTAGACGGCTTACCTTGCTAACAAGGGTATCAATATTACTTTGAACAACATTGAAAGTTAGACGATCTGGGAGAACGTTGTTTGTATTCCAGTTAGGGCTATAACTCTTGGCAAGATTCATAAAATAATCTGTAATGCCATAAAGTCTGCTTTGTACACGATATCGTGAAACGCGAGAGGTAATATCGCTTTCTAATAGCGCAGCCATTTGCTTGACACTATCAAGAATATCATAATCGGTATCTTGTAGCCACCATTGAGTAGCCGGTGTGTAGTTATCGGTATTAGAGCTATTGACTTTTATTTTCTTATCTGCGTTGATACTTTTTTCGGTCGCCTTGCGAAAATCTTTATAGTCCGCCATTATTTCTTATCCTCTTGTTGTGGTAGGCAACCATGTAAACATTCTCCAACCTCATTGGCTTCCCAAAGGGAATGTCCACAAGATGCTTTTTCTTGTGGTAGTTCGTCCTCAAACCTGCTTGGTTCAACGTTTTGGGGCATGCGTGGACCAATGGTGATATTACACTTGCCGTTACTATAACTAGTAATCCCGTAATCACGTAACAGATTTACCAGTATATCTAAATCTAGGTTTTCTAAATCAAATATTTTCATTGAATAACTAGTTTCCCGACTTTTTATAAGTCAAATAAATGTTCGCTACCTTCCAGTATATAGCCATCGTTGGCGATATCTCTCTGGGCTGCGAAGCGTTTTTGTAGTTCTAAACATTCACGTTCATAATCACTTTTCATAAACTGCTCTGGCGAAGGAGGAGTGTTAGCATAGTGATAGCAATAACGATATGCGTATAGGGCGGCATCGGCGGCATCGGGATGAAAGCTTGGATCTTCACGATAAATACCTTTTTCAAGGGCACGCTTTTGCCATATAGCCTTGTCGTATTCTTCTACAAGTGGAGCGCATGAGGGTTCATACATTTTTATTTTACCACTAACGAAGTCGCTGTTCATAATACGTATAAATGATACTTTATCACTTTTTTCGGCTGCTTGTAATGGCAACTGATGATGACGTACCATTTCCTCAACTGCTTGCTTATTAGCGCCATCAACAACAAAATATCCAACTGGATAATCGCTCATCCATAGGCGAATCTTGTCGGCTACATCGGTAATAGTAAGACCTCTCCATTTGTCAGCTTTTATAATATATACATGCCCATCGTTTTCATGGTAGGCAAGTAGAACAAGTGCGGTTGCGTCGTTGAAACCAAGGTCGATTCCCAGAACGTATTGCCAAGGCTTCCATCCATAATCTGGGAGTACTCCATCCCAACCATTACGATCAGTATTGTAACGATAGATTTTATTATTATCTTCTATTGTCCATTGACCAAGATAGTGCTGGCGAAACCATGCTTGCTCATGTACATGGGGATCAGATGCGGTAAGTTCACTTATTGTCTCACGCCATTGCTCCGCCATATATGGATTATCATAGGTACTCCACGTAAAGATTTCCCAACCTTCACGAGCGGTACGTTGTGGCGGGGATACCGGCAAATCACGTGTAAGGCGATAGAAGATGCCGTCTTTACGATTATCTGGCGTGCCACAGAGTACGATTGTACCGCGTAAGTCAGCCATAGCAGGTTTTAGAATCTTATAGATAAGATCTTCTAAATCAATACTATATGATGCAGCTTCGTCTATAACAGCAAGAGCATATTTCTTGCCAAGTAGTTTATCTTTTTCGCTATCGCTATCGTCAACACCAAGCACATAAAGTATGCTGCCGTTAGGAAAAGTGACCGTCAGCTCGGTTTCATTGAACTTGCATTTTATTTTATTAGTGTTTATAATGTTTTTGAAAACATCTGTCCACACAATCCGCTTTGCTTGATCGCGTGTTAGACCAATATAAACAGAGCTTGTATTTGGACGCTCTAAACAAGTTTTTATAAGATAAAGCCCTGCTGTATACGACTTTGCAGAACGTCGCGTACAGAACAGGGCTTTTAGTTTGCTGCTGTTATCAATAAACTGGCGTTGTAATGGAAACGCAGGACGTAAAACATCGGGAAGAGTAGGCATCTTCAACAGACGACTAATCTCCCGACGTTCACTTTCAGTCAGTTTATTCCAAACTTCTTTTTGTATATCTTTCACATTATCCTTCTAAATCGCGCCACGTAAGACCTTTTCTGATAAAGTAAATATTGGCACGTGTTACGTCATAGTCTGAGGCGATATGGACATCCTTATCACCAAAATAGATACGGCATAGGATTTCTTTTACTTGCTTCTTATCTAACTTACTATGAGTACGACCTTTCATATGACGATCACGATTATTTCCAGCTATTGTATCAAGAAACATGTGATCAATATTAGCACAAAGCGGATTATCTCCACCGGGGCAGTCGTGACAAACACATAAACCTGCTGGTATTGGACCATGCGTAGCTTCCCAGATTACACGATGTACACTTTTACGCTTACCACCTACGTTGATTGCGCCGTACTTGCTATTTTTATCTTTCTTACAACCAGTCCAAATATGACAACCAGTTTGTGGATCAATCTCGATACGATTGCCTAAACGGATTGTTGGACTTACTGCTTGTCTTCCACCTTTACGAGCCTTGCCTGATGTGTAGTTCGCCATGTTTCTTTTCTCCGCATCTGCTGATGCATGTATAGTATAACTAGTTAGATAAATATTATTTAGCACAAAAATGTTTTGTCTTTTTTGGATACTCGCTATATTTCTGAGTAGTACGACGGATAGGTTCACGACTATGAATGTAAATCTCACTTATCGTGCTATCGTCATAATCGTTGGTATATGTATCACCCATTTCGGTACTTTCAGTCCTAAATGCATCCTCATTTTCTTCAATATACCAAGTCGTTGCAAGATATCGGTCTTCTTCACGACGTAGATCTAGATTGTGCCGCTTTGCATAGGCAGCTAGCTCTTCACTATCAATAACCATACTGCAATGTTCTTTTACAAAACGGACACTGGTACGTGTAAACTCGTATACATAACTTTTTGCCATTGCATATCTCCTGTCCACTGGGGACTAAAATCGTGCTGTACAGCCCTTACTCTTACGCTTGATAAGACTTGCAATATTCTTCATTGCTCGCGCACCATCGCTAAATGACGCTGGGGTTGTAATATTCCCAAGTGATGGATGACTCCAAATAAGATGCTTGTTATGACGAAGAAGCGTAAAACCTTCGCCTTCCATGAACTTGGTAATCTCGCGAGTTCTATGTGCCATGCTCGTCCATCCCGTCGCCCGTCAATCGAGCGTGAAAGGGAGTATACACTCTTCTAGTGTTCCTGTCAACACCTTTCAACAGGAGCATAAAAAAGGGAGCCATTGCTGGCTCCCGAAGGGATTAGAACCAATACTCGTCAAACGCTTCCCAATCATCCTCATCCCAAAGTCGAACGCTATTGCCCTGTCCACAATCCCAAATATTTTGCTGACAAGCAGTACGATTATCGCCATCCCAAGTTGTAAGTTCAAAAGAAAGCTGGGGATAAACCTTGGACATCTCCACAAGATAACTTGTAACTTCCTCTAAGTTACACAACGTACCACGATAAACGATATAATCGTCGTCTTCGTCTGCTACATCTTCTGCCGGAAACATGCCCCTCTGTTCAGCGTCATTCATGAACCCTTGGAAGGGCGAACCGCTATCACCTGATACAGAAAGGTTGTATTCACTATCGTCAGCCACTTTGCAATATTCAATAAATGTAGTCATGCGATTACGCCTCCTCAATGGCGAGAACTTCTTCCTCAGACGTTTGTTCAACGCTTACGATATCAAAGCTATCCTGTCCGTTATACTCCCAATCGAAATGGTCTGCATTATCAGAGAAGTAGTCAGCAGCTTCACCTGCACAACCATCGATTTCGATGATTGTCTCAACTCGTTCGTGAACGACGCGGGTTGCAATAACTTTATAAAATGCCATTTGCTTCTCCTTTGCGGGGACTATCCCCGACTTGTTGAAGGGACTATACCTCTACTGCATCACCTTGTCAAGCGTTAGACATCACCCCAGCGTGACATATTACCTTCGGTGTCAATAATAATATGATGCCTATTGTCAGTATCAAATACAGCATTTGGAAGATCATAACCACTATCAAGGAGTTCTGTGGTAAGATCAAAGTTCAATTTCTGAATGGTATAGCCAACATCATTGATATAGATTGTTTTATTTAGCCAGCCATCGGCAATAGCAGATACTATACCCCGCGTAGTGCCAAGCATCATATCATTACACTCGTCAAAATCATACCAAGCGTCGTGTGGAATATTAGTTGTCATATTAGTTCTCCTGCGGGGACTATCCCCGCCTTGATGTAGGAACTCTACCACTAATGGATCACCTTGTCAAACCATGCACTTGCAGAAGTTCCTCATACTGCATAGCAAGTTTTTTCTCTTCTTCCCGGGATAGAGTACATGTATCCTCCTCTACAACGTCGCTCTTCCGCCATTCCCAAG